AGAGGCCGTAACACCTGCGAGAAGCGCACTTTCTTGGCTGTATGCCGCCCCTGTCACCAAAGAATCCACGACAACCCAGCGTGGGCGAAAGAGCAAGGCTACCTAGTTTACCAATTCAAATAATATGTTCAAATCACTTATCGTGTGCGAAGGCACATTCATTGACGAAAACCAATACAAGATCCGCTTCCGCCAAGACTATGTGGACTGCTGGATCAAGAAGTCAGAACTAGAGAAGCTTGAAATGCTAGGAACGACATTCGGTGGAGACAAGGCTTGCAGGATTACAGTAAGCGAAGACCTAGCGAACTTGATGGAGTTGCAAGGTGTGCTAGAGTAAACTTTTCATAGTGGGAGGCTGCAACCTCCTCTTTCTAAACTAACCGAATCATCGTCTCACAATATGCGTTTGGGCATTGAAATGGCGATGGCTAATCTTTATCGTTAACGATAATCAACTTGACATAATCCTTTAATCGTATGATTTTTTACGATCTATGGGATGCCATGATGTCACCAAGCGCGAGCTAAATAACGCTAAAGATGCAATAAATCGCGCGTTATACAAGGCTTGCGAATGCGCCTCAGAGTCATGTGAATGCAGAGATGTAGCTGTCCAAGCACAGATAGCCGCGCAAGCATCGGCGGAATCGGCATCAAGTGACGCAAATCAATCTGAGGCTATATGGAATGATTTCCAAACAAGATACCTTGGAGCATTCCCATCAGCCCCTCCACCAGCCACAACAGGCGCACTATACTTTAACACGACTAGCAACAACTTCTTTGTATGGAATGGAAGCAGCTGGCAAGTTGTATCTGGTAGCGGAACAGTTACGAATGTAGCAACAGGCACAGGTCTAACAGGAGGCCCGATTGTCGCAACTGGAACTATAAGCCTAGCAAATACAACGGTAACTCCCGGCAACTACACAAATACGAATCTCACGGTAGATGCTCAAGGCAGAATTACCGCTGCTACAAACGGAACCGCTGGGGGCGTAACATCGGTTACTGGAACATCGCCAATCGTGTCTTCTGGCGGAACAACACCCGCCATATCGCTGGCGAATACTACGGTCACGCCGGGAAGTTATACAAATACAAATTTAACTGTAGATTCACAAGGTAGAATCACATCAGCATCAAATGGAACAGCTGGCGGGGTTACGACATTCTCTGCTGGAACTACTGGTCTAACGCCAAATACAGCAACTACTGGAGCTATAACGCTGGCAGGAACCCTAGCACTTGCTAATGGAGGAACTGGGTCAACAACGGCATCTGGCGCGAGAACAAACCTATCTGCGGTAGGAAGTGATATTACAGGAATTGGCGGGGCAACTCAACTAACCAACATGATGCAAATAACATCAGCGGGGTATAGCGCGATTACTCCAAACGCTAACACTCTCTATATTATAGTTGGATGAAATTATCTGATTCATCTGCTGCGTGGGTTGGAAATAGCGTTGTTAGGGCAGTAAACAGTATAACGACACTATTTCACCACTTCTATGTCTACACAGACTTCCTGCTATCAGCGGCGATTTCTGGTGCTGTAGGAGCAATCAAAGACGGACTAGGAATTCTTACATTTTCAGCGACCAATACATATTCTGGAAACACAGCAATCAATTCTGGCGTTCTATCAATTACAAGCACAGCAGCTTTGCCGGGATGGAATGTCAATGGAAGATACTCGGTAGAAGCAGGAGCGACATTGGCTGTCTACAATGTCGTTGTAGATGCAGATGTTGTTACGATGCTTGCAACAACAAACTTCAAAGCAAATTCAGCGATTGGTTTTGATACGACATCTGGAGCGAGGACATACCCGAATGCGATTACCAATACCGCGCAGGGAGTATTAGGACTAACAAAGCTCGGCGCGAATACATTGACGATTTCTGGAGCGAACACCTACACAGGCCCGACTCTAGTTATTGCTGGGACACTTGCCACATCAACAGCAAATAGAATTCCAGATGCGTCTGCCGTTACGATTCTTGCTGGCGCGATAATTACTCTCGGAGGTTCCGACACCTTTGCTACTCTTGCAGGGGCAGGGACATTAACCTGTGGTGCAAACGCATTGACTCTTAACTCCACGAACTCCGCGACATTTAGTGGGACTCTAACCAATACAGCAGGAACATTTACAAAGACTGGATCAGGGGTTCAAACACTTTCTGGATCAACGACTGTTGCTGCACAGGTTCGACTTGATGGTGGGGGAATTGTATCCAGCGGGACATTTACTCAAACAGCAGCGGCATCTGCTCGTAACTTCCAGATTGCTATTAACACAGGAACAACAGCCGCGCTAACTGTATCCGCTGGAACAATGACTGTTACTGGATTGTTCTTCGGGGAGAATAACGGCGGATCAGCAACCGTTAATGTTAATGCCGGAACGCTTCAAGTTAATGGCGAGACATGGCAAGCTGGACTGCTCAGCACGCTTAATGTCAATGGTGGGACTTTTAATGTAAGCAGCTCGTTTGACATTGGTGGTGGTGGTGGAACTACGACAAGTATTGTAAACCTAATATCTGGGACACTTGCAATTACAGGAACACTTCGTTGGGGAATTGGTAGTGCCACATCAACATCTATATTTAATTTAGATGGCGGAACATTTAGATGCGCTGCTTGGATTAGAAATGGCGGAACAAATACATTCAACTTTAATGGTGGAACATTTACCACGAATACCAATAACTTAACGATAACTCAGCCACTAATATCATGTTTGATTAAAAGTGGAGGAGCTGTATTTGGTAATGCTGTTACGCTTATATTCGATACAGTCCTAGCAAATGCGCCTGCCACTTCTGGAAACTTGGTAATGAACGGAACTGGAACGATTATTCTAAGTCAGGCCAATACATTCTCTGGAACTATTACGATCAATGCAGGAATTCTTCAATTTGGAAACGGCTCTACAATAGGTTCTGCTGGGTCAAGTAGCGGTATAATCAACAATGCAACGCTTACATTTAACAGAACCAATACAATAACACAAGGAACCGATTTTCCTGTTATTAGTGGAAGCGGAGTTCTTATTCAAGCTGGAAGCGGAACTACTATACTTAATTTATCAAATGGCTACACAGGTGAAACTAGGATCAACGCAGGAACCTTGAGATTGGGTCAATCTAGTGCATTTGGTTCTGGGAATATTCGATTTAATGGTGGAACGATGCAGTATGGTAGCGGAATATCCACAGATGTCTCATCTAGGATTGTAAACAATTCATCAGCTATTCGCATAGACACCAATAGCCAGAATGTTGATTTCGCATCTCTTGGGTCAACCAATACTGGGGGACTTGTTAAAACCGGGGCTGGGATATTAACAATGTCTGGTTCTGGTAATACTTATACTGGAGTCAATACAATTAGTGTAGGGGAGATGACATTCTCTGGAACCTATACCGCAACAAATGCCGTCAATATCAATGGTTCAGCCAATCCAATATTAAATATCAGCGGTAATTTTACACAGACATTTACTGGAAGCGGTGTGCGTAGTTTCCAACTAGCAGTAAATGCAGGAAATACTGGAACCGTTAATGTGAGTGGATCAGCAAATGTTACACTTAATGGTGGAATGATGCTTGGTGATAACGGCGGTGGTAACGGAACATTCAATCAAACTGGTGGAACGGTTAGCACTAGCACTAGTGGAACTTGGTTGGCTGGGGCTGTCTGCTTGTTGAATATTTCGGGAGGAACATTCACAACAGCTGGTATTGAGTGCGGTGGTGGAACTGGTGCTGGGACAGTAACTGTTTCAGGAACAGGAACAATCAATGCAAATAGTATTATTTTAAATCGCGGAACTGGTGTTGGCGTATCTGCTGTAGTAAATATAAATGGAGGAACATTAACAACTACTGGAATAACTCATATTACTACAACACGACCAGCTACAATAAATTTTAACGGAGGAACGCATTTAATATCAAATACGCAAAGCACTCCATCTACGGTTTCAACCATAGTAAAATCTGGAGGCGCGATATTTAATACTCCCGGTGCATTTGCGCTTACGATAAATAGCGGACTTGTTACAGATGGAACTGGCGGTGGATTAACTAAACAAGCAACAGGAACGCTTAACTTAAATGGCGCGAACACATATACTGGCGCAACATCAATTACAGCAGGAACGCTTGTTGTAGCATCTGCTGGATTCCAAGTAAATACGGGAGGCAAGTGCAACCAAGTCACATTCACCAATGCAACGCTAACTTCGCCAGCAGATAGACTAACAGCAAACTTCACAATCGCGCCAACTATTGGTGACACCTTTAGGTTCTTCGCTGGCGCAACTACTCAAACAATATCAACCATAACCTTGACAGGAACTGGAGTTACTGGAAGGTCTGGAACATACGATTCATCAACATCAACTCTAACCATTACTTAATATGACTTGCTCTTGCCCACCATCACAAAACAAACCAAAGGACAGCACATTAGCTGCAAGCTACGCAAATACGGCCTGCCAATGTAAAGATGTAGCAGTCCTAGCGCAAGCATCCGCTGAAGCCTCTCAACTATCAGCAGCAACAAGCGCGAGCCAAGCGGAAGCGGCGTTGGATGATTTCCAAACAATATATTTAGGAGTATTTGCATCACCACCTACTACAACATCAGTTGGGGCATTGTATTTTAATACTTCAAGTAATTCAATGTTTGCTTGGAATGGAATATCTTGGCAGGTAATAAGTGCATCTGGAAATGTAATAACAAATTCACCTATTATATCGTTATCTCCAACGCAAGGAGTCATTACTTCAGTCCCATCAGGAGTAAAAAGAATTACATTTAATTTTGAAGATATAGTTGTAGCGGGAACTGGAACAGACAATGATATTGTTATTCAATTTGGATATGGAGTTACACCAACATATCTAACAACTGGGTATGTGTCTGGATACACAATTCTAGGTTCAACTGGAGCTAGCGAGGGTTATGTAAATGGACAGGGATTTTCGATGTATCATTCAACGGTAAGTTCATATAGAGCTAACGGTTCAATAACATTTACTTTATTTGATTCTTCTATTAACAAATGGAGTTCCGCTGGAACATATGGAGTATACAATTCAACATATGTTCCTCAATCTTCATATTTAACATACGGAAGAGTTGATCTTGGAGCGGGAAATGAAGTTTCAGCAATCAAGATATTCCCGCAAAGCGGATTAAGAACATTTTCTGGTGGATCAATTATGGCGACATATCAAAACTAGCCCTCTCCATCGTCGTCTGACATATAGTAGTCATCGTCTGACATCGGTTTAACTTGTTCCTCGCGCCTAGCCCAGAAACGATCAGTCGGAACAGGTTTATCGTTACCGATAAAAGTTAATCCATTGCGGCGAGACATCTCTAGTGCGTAGAGAAACGAGTCAGCCAAGTCAGGCGAGAACCCAGTTCTTCCCTTATAGTCATCTTTAGTCTCTACAGAAATTTTCTTGTTCTTGGTGCGATACCTACGCAGGCAGAGTTCTCGGCCTAGTTCACCAGATGCTTCGACTCCATAGATCACACGGGCCTTAAACCCGTGAAAGCTCTGATACCAATATTCTGAAATCAAACGATCATAGACCTCGGTGCAGGGCCGCTTATCAACATCGGCAGCGATACGATCAGTTGGGCGACCCATAGATGAGATGAGAGCGATAGAGGAACCATCCTTATCATGCCGTAGCCACTCGCGCATAATAGCCTGCCCAATTCGTCCACCATCACCGCTGACATCCATACCAAACTTGCTAGGCATAACTTCATGTTTGCGGCATAGCTCAACTACCTTCGCGGCGACTTGGACATCGAACTCGGTAGCTTGACCAGCGGCGATTTGGATCACTTCTTGGTTTTCAAGATACATAACCTTCTGAGAAGTTCCACGGACATAGCCTAGTTTACAGATTGTAAGAACGCATCGGTCACCACCAGCCGTGAAAGCAGTATCGAAGCCAGCAATTTTGATAAGGTCATTGTGATCCCAGATAGGTTCTGAGTAGGTATCGGCATTCCGAATGACATCGGCGGTTAGGATTGTTTGGGCAAATCCAGACTTGGGCCACCATCCAATAGCGTTACGAACATAGTCCACAGAGTTCTCGTCACCATAGGACATCTTCAAAATGTCCGCCTGTTTTTTGCGATCCATTAGGAATGGGAATGGAGAAGGTTCACCAGCAGGAGCTTGGAAGTTCGGCGACTTCATGCCATTGTAGAACAAGCAAACGCCTGTCTCAGTCTCCCACTTCTCAATATCTGCATTCACCGAATCGAAGTTGGTATGACCTTTAGGCATAGCCCATCGGGTGTGGGGATTGTCTCCAGCGGATGGGTTTCCGATACCAATGAAAACCTTGTCATCGTTAGAGGAAAGGTTCTGCCTGATGTTAATCGCGCCCATTTCCATTTCTGGCAACTCGTCCAAGGCTACGCGAATCCTATCGTTCTTACGGCCACGGGTTGTATCAATAGCCTTCTGGCCCTCAGAGCCGGGAGGGAATGCAATAGCCTTGATAGCATTTCGGTAGTCTTTCTCATCATCTCCAGACGCGCCACCCCAAACAATCATGTGGCGATAGTCAACGAGGTTCCCAATCTTATTGGACGCACACTTCCAGAGTTTAGAGATGATACCCCAGATACGATCTTCCGAAGCTCCAAGGGTTGTAGTGGCTACCCAAGAAGATGTGCAATGCGGGGCAGCACACCAATCAAGATAAATCCACAGACCAACAGGAAATGACTTACCCATCGAGGCCGCGCCTGCGAGACACACATCGTCATTGTTGCACAACTCCTCAAGAGTCCTAAGAAGTTGAGTATTGGTATAACCACGATTCTTAATCACAACATCAGTCGGCCACATATACTGGACAGCTATGATAAAGTGTTCGTATGGTGACAAAAGTTTGTAGTCAGAAAGCTCCATGTTCTTCTTAACTCGCATCGTCTTCCCGTAGTCACCACGGGTTAAAGCGTAGCAGTAAAGCTCTATCTCAAGCGGATTCATGTTTTCTGGGAAGACCATCCCATATTTCCGAATGCCATTTTGAGAAACAATTTTTCTTGACATGGGAAGGATGAAACCTCATCTTCACGCGCAAGGCAAGATGAAACTTAAAGAACCTAGACGCGCCCCTGTAGGCGGGTGGTATTACAAGTATGTAATCACTCGTAACGATCTTGAATTCCCAGCGACTGTCTTCGGAGAATCATTGTCGCGCCTAATCGAGAATGTAATCAAAGATATGAGATCAAATGGCGTTACTGCGCCAAACGATTTAGCGGATATTATCGAATCTCAAATCTGCGAACGCCAACCAGCGGACAGGTGTTGGGTTGGAGCGGGAGATCGTGTTGCACAAGCTATTCATGGAGTGGCAAGAGTAGTTGATAGGATAGCAGGAACAAGACTTGAACAAAAAGCCAAAGGATGCTCTAGTTGCAGACAACGCCGACAAGCGTTAAACAATCTGTTCAACAAATAACTCTATCGTTAACGATAACTCATTATGCCTATCTCAGTCGGACAAGACAATTTCTCACTTTTAACTCTCGGCCCAGATGGTGAAGTCCCAGATACTAGGATTTCCTCATCGAACCACGCTTGGAATATCGCAAACAATCTCTCTCTGTCAAATTCTGGCCGCGAGAATAAACGCATTCGGGTATACAAAAGCTATAAGCGATTCCCGCCTACTGGCTATAGTAAGATAGCAGAGAAGAAGTTACCTTGGCAGGCCGATGTGAACTGGGGGCAGATGGAGTTCATCGTCAACAACCAGAAGTCCAGTTACTACGATGTAATTACAGAGCGTCAGGCTTGTGCAACAATCGAAACTAAATATGGCAATGAAAAAGAAAGACTCGTCCACACGGAAAACATCACGCTCGCGTTCGACAAAGCGATCCGCGAATGGCCGGGGTATCTCTACAACAAAGAGCAAGAACTTGAATCAATGCTGCTCTACGGAAAAGGCATCGGGATGTGGCACTCTCCTCTTGGTTGGATGCCAGAATACATACCGCTTTCTGACCTCTTGTTCCCTGATGACATCAAAGTTGATTTCTCAAATCTGGAAGAATTTGTGCGGAGAGTTCGACTCACCCCGTATCAACTCTACAAAATCATCGAAAACCGATCTGCCGCCGAAGACCTTGGGTGGAATGTCGATGCAGTTGTGGACGCCATTAGATTCCACAAGGCTTTTTCAGAACACAACAAAACAAGGGAAGACTTCTTCCGCACGATCTCGGAAAGTGGATTCAATTGGTCGCTCTCGGTCAATCAAAAGATCGACCTCTACG